TCCGTTTTTCTTTACGCTGCGCCAAATGCCAAATGCCATATCTAAAATGATTGTAAAAATTGCCATTAGCACCATTGGTTTAACAGGTGCAATAAGTGTACACAACGAAAACACGAATAAGGTAAGTTTAGTTTTCATTCTTTTGCTTGCTCAAATAGATTCTTAATTTTTCTACATTCGTGTTTTTAGGGGTGTACTTCAACCCCTTTGGACGATTCTTTTTCATATAAACCAAGAAGTGTAATTATTAGTCGTATCAGGGTACATATCTTGATTGACGTTTTGATTGTACTCAGGGAATAAGTCTTGGTTGAAACTCATGTAACTGATAAAACGCTCGGTGTAGTGCTGGGCAATTTGACGTTCTTTTTCTAACAAAAAGTCTACTTCGTTTTTATCTACGTTCTCAGCGTTCTCCGAAGAGTGCTTATAAACTCCCTTGTTGGCAATTGTGTAAGCTGCAAAGGGTAAGTATTCAACCATTGACCAATGTATCAGCATAGGCTTTACATACGTCTCAGTCAAAAGCTCGTAGTTACCTGTAAGCGTTCCTGCGATAATCAAGGTTTGAATCTTCTCAAGTAGCTTAGTGCCTAAGTAGGTTTGTATGTGGATGTCCTGAGCAATCTTAACGAACTGAATGAACTTGTCTACGTCAGTATTTCCATTTACCGCAGTAAATCTTACGATGTCGTCTCGACTTATTAGTAGTGCAGTTGCCATTATTTGCCGTATGTAGGGTTAGTAGGTAAAAAGCCGTTGTAAGGCATCTCAGTAGGTAAGGTAGAAACCAAAGCATTGTTCTTAACAACGTATCCGAGTTTTTCTGCTTTGCGAACTGCTACTTGCTTTAATTCTTTGCTGCCTACGTTCAAGGCTTTGCCTGAGAATGTCGCATAGACTTGTTTATTCCATCGATGGTTGCAATTGCCTCCACCTTTGTACAACCAAATGTCGTAAGTATTAGTTCCGTTTGGACCCCATCCTGCATTGACTGCTTGGTTCGCCATCTTATCAATATCCTCTTTTCTATAAATCTTGCCAGCTTGAATCATCTTGCTGCAAAACAAACGTGATTTAGCAGTCGTTTTACCTGCGTAAACATAACGAGTGATAAACTTGATTCCGTCAATTACCTTATCTTGCTTAGATGTAATGTTTGGGCGGTCATCACCTGTGCTGACAAAGTTCCAAACCTTGCTTAATAGTGATGGTTTAAGCTCGTTAGAGAGCATTTCGTTCTCTTGGGAATCTAAGTCATAGTCAACTGCTGCATCGTCTATTAGAATCCAACTTTCGTCAGGTGATTCCCCTAAGTTTATCAAAGCATCTGCAATCTCGTTATCTAAGGCATCGTGTTTTGATAGCTCCGTTCCTGTCTCCTCTGCAACTTGCTCTTGCGTAACTGCATTCTCTAGGTCTACAAATTCAAGCGGTTTAAGAGTCTTAAAGAATAGGTTTAAAGAGATGTTGTTAAACGAGAGAAGCATATCAATCGCATCAATTATCTCTTCTTGGAATGGTTTAATCACCATATTGTTAAAGAGAATAAACGAGTTTTCAAGCTCATCTGCGTTAGAAGAGAATCCGTTTGTAGAGGCAACACCAAATAATAGCGGTGATGTTACGTTATGTCCTAGCATAATTTTACGCAAACACTCCTCACTTAAATAAGTATAGTGTTCAGGTGCATCGTTCAATGGAATATCCTCGACAGTTGTGCGAGTATCCATGTTATCGTTAAAGGCAATGATTACTTTTTGACCTTTAGAACCTGTTAACTTGTTTAATACTTTGGCAGATATGATTTCTTGCTGCTCTAATGTTGGAACTCCGTTGTTAAAGTTAACTACCTTAGTTCCTGAGAATCCGTTTTGAACCTCGTTAATTAGGTAATCGGAGACTTCCTCCTCTAATAGGCAATAGGGAACTGCTCCTTGATAGTCAGGATAGCTATAATACTTCATTCCTACGGCATAAGGCTTAGAGAATAGGATTTCTACCTTCTCGTTAGTCAAACCAAACGCAGGGAATCTCTTAGGTACGTATTTTTTTACGTCAGTCCAATCATCCGAGTAGTAGTAGCCTTCTATCTCTCCGTCTTTATTGCATTTCTCAGCACGTAGTAAGTTTACAGGAATGTGATATGCCTTTAGAATCTTATCGTGCTTATCGTTGTAGTGTACCTGTAGAGCAAACTGACCAAATAACTTACGGTCAAACACAATCTTACGCAAACATTCCTTTGATATTAAGGTCATCATCTGCGCATACTCATTAGGTTTGCGGTTAGCATCCGTAGCGGATAGACCTTTGCCGTAAATCAAACGAGAAATGTTGTTAATTATTGCGTTGTTGGTTGTGGAGTTCGTGTATCTATCTATCAAAAATTGATAGGCGTTGTTGTCTTCTCCGTATTCTACCCATGCCTCACGCTTACTCTCCTGAATAGTTGGAGTAGTGTAAGAGGATAGATTTAAAACGTGAATGTTACTCATATACGATGTATGTATTTGCGGTTGTATTTGAAGTGTACTGACCTGAATTTACCGAGAAGTTCACGATGTTTTGAGCAGTACAAAAGATTCTATCCTTGTAAACGATGTCGCTTCCTTGTTTTAGTACCAAATCATAGAAGTGTCCTTTCTTTAAAGCAAAGCTTGCAGTAATCGTGTTTACGTAGTCTCCTTGTACGGAGCTGGTGATGGTTACGGTAACTGGTGTGTTAGTTTGGTCATCAGTTATAATCATCGTGTTAAAGACGCCTCTAGGAATAAACGAAAAGGTCTGAGCTGATGTAGATGGAGTTAAAACTATCATATAACTATAAGCCAAATTCTACGATTTGTTTCCAAATAAAAAAGGCAGACCTAAGCCTGCCCTTTAACGCTATGAAAAAAACGATTATGTAGTAACGATAGTAGTCGTTGCACCGAATACGGCAGTTGCATTTCCTACAAGTCCTGTTGCACCTGTTTCAGTATTTGCATCCAATAGATTGGCAAGGATTTTCTCAGTACCTACAAAAGTCAAAGTGTAACCAACTAGGTCACCCATCGCAGTACCATTTGATACGTTAGCAGTAGTTAATTCCATACCATGCTCTAAACCTGCAAGGAAGAACTGGTTGTTGCGTGTTTTGATTACTACGTTAGGACGTCCGTAAGACAATAACTTAACTGTCTTGTGTGTAGCAGCATCTTGCTTCTTTAATACAACTGACAAAGTTTGTTCTACAAATGAAGTTCCGTTCTCACGTGAAGTTGTGATTACTTGGTCAAATGTGTTAGTACCTTTGAGTTGGTATTTGTAAAGAGAAGTTACGTTAGCAATTGTATCAATTGTATCGGTTGAAGCAGTATACACTACATCAGTTGCAGAGTTGTAGTCTCCGTAGTTAATGAAGTAGATAGCATCAATACCGCCTACTACGTCTTTACATACTTCTAATCTGCCTGTTGTTATTTCGCACATATTTTTTAGATTTTAAATGTTATAAAAAAAGGAGGAGCGTGAACCCCTCCTTAAATTGTTAAATCAGTTAAGATTAGTTAGCAGCGTTAGTGATACCGTAAGTAACAACGTCAGAAGCAAAACCGTATTTAGCATCAGCAGTAAAGCGCATGATTACACGTACGTTCTGAGAACCGTCAAGGTCACCCATATCCAAAACTTTAACTTCGTTCATATCATTCAACAATCCTGTAGCAAAATACAAGTTTGATTTTTGAGCAAGAAGTGCTGTGTTAGAAGCAAGACCGTTAGCCAAGAAGATACGAACACCATCAAAATACAAGTCGTTCAATACTTGGTTTGTACCTTTGTTATCGTAACCGTTAGCACCTACACCTGCAGCAGCGAAGCCACCTAATGCACGTACGTAAGCACGATAGATATTGTTAGATACATAGATAGTCAAATCTTCTTTACCGTAAAGGGCAGCAGGACAAGCATCAACGATTTTACCAAGTTCTGCAATTACGTTAGAAGCATTAACGCCACCAGCAACTGCAGCAATTTCTTGTGCAGATGGCAATGAAGCATCAGTAGTTAACTGAGTCATGATACCTGCAAACTCTCCAGCAGTTGCGTTAACACCTTGCCAAATTGAAGTCTCCATGCCTGCAGCAACTTTCTCAGCAGCGTGTGCAATTAAGAAATCAG